GTGATCGCACATAGCACGATGGCGTGACGGGGGCGCATGGCGCTCCTCTCGTCGAGGGCGCGGGCGCCCTGGCGTTCGGGTTGTCATGGACCCGCCGTGATCATGCGAACGTCAGTACCGCCGGCGTGCAAGCTCGGGCGGTCCTTGGCGTCTATGGCCGTGACGCGTGCGGCGGTTGCGTTGTCCGTAAGGGCTCAGTCGATAGGCGACCCCACCGGCGGCTCGTAGTCGGGGTAATCGGCCTCGGACTCGATGCGGGCTGTCTCGGCCGTCATGGCCATGAGGTCGGCGGTCGTCGTCGGCGGCCAGTCGAGCTTTCTGGACTTGCGCCACGAGCGGAAGGCGTCACGGTCGCGCAGCGACAGGGCCATGAGGCGGGCCTCGAGCTCGGCCGTGCCGTCGACGGCGGCCGGGGCGTCTGCAGGCAGCGGGTACTCGGGCGCCTTGGTCCGCTTGCCGGTGCGCCGCGGCGGTCGCTCGTCGCCGGTGATCTCCTCGGCTGAGACCTCGCCGAGCCCGAACAGGTCGGCGAAGGCGCGGTTCTTGGCCCGGGTGTGAGCAGTTGCGGGTACGTCATGTTCGGGATTGTTAAATCGGCGCTCATGGACCGAGGCGATACCGAGCCCCTCGGCGGATCGCCCGTTCGGGGCGGTGGCGCGCACCAGCACCTCGGCGCGCACGATGCGCTCGTCGTCGCTGGTGAAGGTGTAGTTCCGTTTCAGCACGGTGTCGCTGACGTTGAATGCGGCGCTCAGCTTTCGCCATGCCGACTTCTTCTTGTACCGCTTGCCGCTGATCGACTGGTAGTCGCTCTCGTCGAGCAGGGCGATGCACAGGTCGTGGAACGCCTTCTGCAGCTTGACCACGTCGGCCACGGGCGCGGCTGAGAGCAGGTCGGGCCGGGTGGCCGGGACGATCTCGCCGGTGACGGGCTCGACAGTCATGCCTGGGCTCTCCGCTGAGCAATGGCAGTCGAATGCTCGGCGCATCGTTCCATTCGGGCAATGCCGTCCTCAGCGAACTGTGAACGCGGAAAGTAGGCCATCTGCTGGCCGCGGTTGAGGGTGGGGCAGTCTCCTCGGACCCGGAGATCTCCCACGCGCTGGGCGAGGATCTTGCGACTGTCGTACTCGGCGATCACGATGAAAACCGGCGACCCGAAGCGTTGCTCAAGCGTGCGGTATTCCATCCAGTCGCGCCACGCGAAACCGTGCTCGAGCTCGCCGGTGATGCGCCCCATGTCCGGTCGGGTCTTGGTTTTCACCTGGATCAGCAGCCGGTAGCGCCATGGCATGAGTTGCACGTCAAGATCTGCGGGAATCAGCTCGTCACCGTCCCGGCCGTGGATGCGAGGTCCGTGCCCGTTCTCGGGGCGCAGCATGGCGGTGTCGGTTACGTAGTGGCCGCGGGCTCGAAGCGCATCGGCCACGTACAACTCGCCCGACCGACCGAACTTGTAGTCACGTGTCTCCTCGAAATCGGTCACGGCGTCCACCGAACGACGATGGCTCCAAAGGCGCCGAACACGTGGGCGAAGGCGTCGCGATCTGGGCCGAGGTACGTAAAGGCGCTCCCGAAAGTCGGGCCGGCGCTGTCGCCGTCCTCGTTCCAGAAGGCGAGCCGATGATCGGTGAAGCACAGTGTGTAGTCCCAGAGCAGGCTGAACCATTCGGTGTCGGTGCCATGGGCCGAGGTGAGCAGCACGGCTGCCGTCGTGCGGCCACTCTGGTACTCGGTGACGAGTTTGGGCACGAACGTAGCGCTGCCCTTGGGCGCGCTGGTGCCGTAGGGCGGATTCAAGAACACCCGGCCATACCAGGGTTGGGCTAGTCCGTCGTCGGTGGCGCTGTAGAACTGCTTGGCCCGCACCACCTCGTTCGCTGCCGCCGAGCTGGCCGGGTCGAGGTCGATGGAGCCGAGCACCTCGCGTGCGGCGTCGACGTAGCGCTCGGGTGTGTACCACTCGGGAGATTCGGAACTGTTGAGCGTCCCGGCCTTGGCGTAGGCCATCAGCCCGGCCATGGTGACCTCGCCGTCGTCAGTCTGGGCCGCGGCGCTCAGATAGGCCTCCAGCGTCCCGAGCTCGTCGAGGTGGGCGACATGCTGCCAGCGCGAAGACAGATGCTTCGCCCCGTCCCGGCTCAAGTCCGGAAACAAAGGTGCCAGGCTGGCACCTTTCCCTGGTCCCAGTTTTGGATCTGCGTCGAGCAGCGCCCCGCCCTTGGCCGCCGCCCGCAACTTGAACGTGGCGGCCAGGTTCTGATCGGCGGCGCTCTTGGCATAGACGCGGTAGGCCTCCGCTGTGTCGTAAATCGCCTTGACGGCTTCGACGGTGGTCGCCTCGGCGAGAGCCTTCTCAGCTCGGGACAAAACGGCCGGTGTGCTGGGCGCGCTCATTCCCCCGCGACTTTCGGGCCGGCAGTGAGCAGGACGTCCACGTCATGGGGATGGAAGCGGACGATCCGAGGACCGAGGCGCACGATCGGCAGCCGCCCCTCGTCGACCCACCGCCAGACGGTGCGGACAGAAACTTGCGCCCGGTCAGCCACCTCGGTCACTGTCAGAAGCGCTGTTTCTGTCATATGCCAGATACTGGCTCCTTGGCGTTAAGGCTGTCAACACCTGCCCGTCTATGCCGTGCTACCGTGTCACTGTATGGCAACGACTGTCCCGCAGTTCGTGCTGCCGGATCGGCTGCGCAAGGCCCGCGAAGTGGCCCAGCTGCGCCAGGCGGACCTCGCCGAGTACACCGGCATGTCGCGTGCCGCCATCGCTTCGTACGAGCAGGGCACCGTCCAGCCACGCCTCGGTGTGCTGCGCCTGTGGGCCATGCGCACCGGCGTCCCGCTCGACTGGCTCCGCTACGGCGACCAGGGCTTTTCCGGTGACCCAGGAGGTGCCAGCGCGCCTACCAAATGGTATCGAGACGCGCAAAAAGCGGCATGAGCGACTGCTACAAATCTCGGCCAATCGGGACCAGCCACAAGGGCCGCCGCTCGGGCTGAGTGAAGGGCAGGGCAGTCATGGACACGCTACGAGGAGCCACCGATCGATGGCTCAGAGAACGGGTGCTCGGGGGCGAGATCACGCCGCGGACCCGTCGCCTCCTCGAGTACCGCCTGGCCGCCCTCTTGGAGCGCTCGGGCGACCTCCCGCTCGCCGAGCTCGACCGCGCCGCGGTGCGGACCTGGTGGCAGAGCATCGGTCACCTGAGCCCCGCCAGTCGCCGTCTCTACCGCTCGACGCTGGTCTGCCTGTGCCGCTGGGCCGCCGAGGAAGGGCTGCTTGCCGAGGACCCGAGCCGGCACCTGCCCAAAGTGCGCGAGCCGGGGCGAGTGCCGCGCGCTCGTCCAGCCTCCGACGTCGCCCGCCTGCTGCTGGGCGCCCGGGACGAGCGCGAGTGCCTGATCGTCAAGCTGATGGTGCACATGGGCCTGCGCTCCTGCGAGGTGGCCCGGGCCGAGATCGGCGACTACGACCCCGCCGCCGCCACCCTCTTAGTGCGCGGCAAGGGCGCGCACGAGCGCGTCCTGCCGGTCCCTGCGCCCGTCGCCACGGCCATCAGCGCCTATCGCGACACGATCGGTGGCTGGCGGGCCGGGTGCTTCATCTGCGACCGGTTCTCGGCGCGTCGCCGGATCAGCGCGCCGGCCGTGGCGCGCATCGTCAACAACCTCATGCGCCGTACCGGCGTGAAGCACGCCCCGGGCGACGGGATCACCGCCCACGCGCTGCGCCACACCGCGGCGTCAGACGTGCTCGACCGCTGCCACGACGTGCGCACGGTCCAGGGCATGCTCGGCCACGCCAGTCTGGCCACGACGCAGATCTACCTGCGCCGGGCCTCGCTCGGCCAGCTGCGCGAGGCCATGGACGGGCGCAACTACGACGACGCCGCGTAAAGGGCTGGTTGGGGGTGCCGGTGGTCAAGGGATCAGGTGTGAGCTCGACCACCGGCACCCCGGTGTGGCTCCAGGGAGAAGTCACGCCGGCCATTATTGCCCGCTGCGATGGTTGCCGCCGTTGCGCAACGGCAGCGCAATCAGCACGATGGCCACCCCGCCGAGCACGGCGACGACGGCGAGCAGGTCGCTCGAGATGTCGCGGTTGAGCACCCAGACCACGACGGCGAGCGCGAGCACCGCGGCGCCGATCAGGATCAGGTACAGCTCGCGTTTTAGGAAACTCACACCCGGTCGGGCTTGCCGTAGTACTGCGCGCTGCCGTAGGTGTAGAGGTCGCCGCCGTCGGAGAGCAGGTAGTAGCCATCCTTGGCCGCCGCCGCGATGCCGACGATCTTGCGCCCCGCCGGCAGGTCGCCGGTATTGGCCGCACCACGAAACACGGCGTCACCGAAGGCGTAGACGGCACCGTCCCTCGTGGTCGTGAAGTAACCCGCGCCGCCCGGTGTAGTTGCGATCATGTTGCCCTCCTCCTCGGTTGGTGCCGGTGCAGCTGCGCCGCCCGCGGCCATTGCGATGACGTCGGCCCACGGGAATCCCGGACCGGGATCCCAGTGCCCGCCGCCGGCAGAGCCGAGGTCGACGTGTCCGCAGACTCCTGCGGAGCCGCCCTGCGCTTCGCCCGAGTTCAGTTTGCGGATCGGGATGTTGAACGCCGCCGACTCCTCGGCGATCCATGCAGCACAGTTCTGCAGCATGACCGGGTGGGCCGCCCATTCGGCCGGCGACCACGCCGCGAACCCACACAGCTCGATCGCGTCCGAATACGGGTTGGCGTTGCCCTGTGTCCATGCTTTTTCCGACCGACGTACGAACTCGCCGACCGTGTTAGGCGTGTCGTCCGCGCCCGTGTGCGAGGACACGCCCGAGGCCGGATTCTGAAAGAACGCCCCGAGAGATTCGATAGTTGTCGCGCCCTCGGCCGTGTGGACGACGATAAGGCGGACGCCACTACCCCGCGCCGAATAGTTGGGCGACCATATCGGGACGCGGCTAAGCATCGCCCTCGCCGTCCTCCGCGCCCTCGTGGCTCGGCTCCTCGTCGGGCTCGGGCGTCGGCTCGGGCTCGGGCGTCGGTTGGTCGGTCATGGTGTTGCTCCTTTCGCTCAGCCGGTGCCGAGGTAGTCGATGGAGAAGAAAGTCGCAGTGGCTCCAACGCTGCCGGCCACGGCAACGGTCGCGTTGTGCCCGACCGCCACCGTGTCGCCCGACGCGCACTTGAGCGAGCACACGACGAGCGCCCGCACGTTGCCCGCCATGTCGTTGCCGCCGCCCCCTGCGTAGCCGTAGGCGGCGATGGCCCCGTTCTTGGCGACGTTGATGAGGGGAACGGTGCCGGTCGCGGTCGACACCAGCGACACGAACGAATAGATCCCCGCCACCGGGATCACGAAGTTGGGGGCAAGCCACACCCCCGAGGGGTCGTAGTCGACCGTGTCGAAGCCGAGCCCGGTGTAGTTCCCCGTCGTCCAGGCGCCGGCGCGGTAGACCCGGGCGTGGAGCTTGTCGCGGGCGGTGAGGCTGGAGATGCGCCGGTCGGTGATGGTGGCAGCGTTGAGGTTCGCCGCTGCGCCCGGCACGAGCACCTGCGCCATCGGGTAGGCGTTGGTCGGCACGGCGGGCACGGCGGGGTTGGAGGCGGCGGCCGTGCCGGTGACGACCTGGAATACGAAGTCGCTGTTGCCGCCTGAGTCGAGCGCGTTGTCTCGCACCTGGGCCACGACGAGGTCGATGCGTGATTGACCGCTCGGCGGCGCTGCAGCGAGCGCCGGCGGCACCTCAGCGGCGTCCCAGCGGCACAGCACGCTGCCCTGCCCGGCTTGGAGCGCCACGACCGCGGTGCCCGGTGCCACCGACACGGTCATGGTGTTGGCCACCGCGCTGACGACGCCGCCCGAAGACCCCGCGGCGGGCCAGATGGTATTGAGCAGCGAGCGGTCGAGCGAGGCGGCGTAGCTGCCCGCCTGCTGCCATAGGGGTGCGTATCGGGTCATGGCGTTACCTCCTCGCGAGGGCGTCGACGTCGGCGGCAATCCCGCCGAGCACCTCGACCAGGGTTGTGTCAGGGCGCCCGACTGTCAGCACGACGTCCTCCTGGCCGTCGTCGCCGATGTCGTACTCAATGCCGAGCACGCGCACGGTCGTGTTCACCTGAAGCCGCCCGTGCATGATGACCAGCGGCAGCGTGTCGCCCATGTTGAACAGGCCGGCGTAATAGAAGCCGGGGCGCAGCGTGAGCGTATAGACGGGGATCAGCACGCCGAAGCGGTTCAGGTTGCCCCGCGCCCGGGCCACCGCGGTCGCCACGTCGACCACGTCCGACGCGTTGTCGGGGCTCGACCACAGGCCCACGACGGTGCCGCCGGCGTCGGCGTTCCACGCCTCGCCGAAGACCTGCGCCGTGGCGGCGTTCGCGCTCTGGTTGTTGGCCAGCTCGCGCCAGTAGTTCCCGTAGTCGGCGCTCGCCACCTGGCGCTGCACTTTGGCGACGCTCGAGCCGTAGGCGAGCACGGGATTGGCACGGGTCACGCCCTGCTGGGGGTAGAAGAGCCGCAGCTGGTCGGCCGTCGCCGCGGTGCCCATGCCGACGCCACCGAGCGGCAGGACGTCGTAGTCGAAGCCGCCGATGCACTTGGCCAGCTGGTCGAGGGCGTCGTAGACGATCTGGTTGCCCAGGTAGTTGCGGATCACGCTGTTGCCGCTCGCGCCCCGGGCCGTGCCGTCGGGGTTGGCGGCGTACACGCTGAGCGGCAGGTAGGCGCCCGCCCCGAAGACCGTGCCCGACGAGCTCTGCGCGCTCGTCGTGGCGAGCGTGAGCAGGTCGGCGACGAGCGCGTCCTGATCCTCGCCGCCGGCGGGGTAGCCCGGCGTCGACCACGTCGCCCATAGGATCCGCCGCGACAGCACCAGCAGGTAGTCGGTCGCCGTCACGCTGACCACGTGGGACTGCTCGTCGAGCTGGTCCTGGCTGGCCGAGATCACGCCCCGGAACACCGGCCGGTCGACGCCGGCGGTGTCGTCCCAGCGCCAGGCGATCACGTCGTGGGCGAGCTCGGTGAACAGGGCGGCCGACGGCGCCTGCCCGTCGATGTCGAAGGTGAGCACGGCCGGGGCGTCCCAGGTCTGGACGAGCTTGCGGCTGCGCGCCTGGGCGAACTCACCGACGAGCGTGCTCTGCCAGTTGACCGCGGCGAACGGACGCCGGTGCAGCGTCAGGCGCCAGCGCCCGCGACCGGGCGGCACGGGGTAGGTGCCCGGCGCCGCCCGGGCCGTCGGCTCGAGCAGGTCGACCGTCACGAGAGGAACGCGTCCGACCAGGTGGCCTGCACCTGGGTCACGCCGGTCATGACACCGCCGGCCGGGTCGCCCGCCAGCGTCATCGTGGCGCCGTCGGGGTTCGGCGGGATCACCGGCCAGATCGTGTTGAGCCAGTCGATCTGCCCGAGCACGTTCTGGGTCGGGTCGCCGTCCATGTACGCGGTACGCCGGGCGGTGTCGACAGCGCAGAAGTGGCCCGCGGCGATGGCGAACCCGGAGACGCCCCAGACCTGGAAGAGCGTGTTGGCGACCAGCGTGCGGAACGTCACTTTCGGCGTCGTGATCGGCCCGTAGATGTTGAGCATGGGCTGGGCCGGCAGGTCGCCGTGGGTGATGATGGTGGCGTTGACGATGGCGCCGCCGGTCGGGTATATGCGGTTGAACGTCAGGTTGTAGGTGCGCCCCGAGCCGGTCGAGCCCGACCAGCTGACCGCCGTCTGGACGACCGGGTCGCGCACGATGGGATCGGCCGCGATGAAGGTGAGCACGATGTCGCGCTGGTTGGGCCCGACGATGGGGAAGTCGTAGGACTCGCCGCGCACGGTGAGCACCCGCTCGGGGGCGCCGGGGCGGTCGAGCACGTAGTGCAGCACCGGGCGCGAGCCGGGCAGCATGAAGGGGGCGAAGGACGCGGCGACGGCGTCGATCTGCGCCCCGACGCTACTGAAGGCGCTGATGTTCACCGTCACCGTGCGCCCGGCGAAGAAGGCGGTGCGGTCGTCGAGGCCGTGGGCGTCGGGGCGGTTGGTGGTCACGTCGCGCACGATGGGTGCGCCGAGGTCGAGGCTCTGGCAGAAGTAGCCGGCGGCGGGGTTGTCGAAGGAGATCGTCTGGGCCCCGAGGGTGAGCCAGGCCCGGCGCACGCACGTCGGGGCGATGGTCATGCCGCCGAGAACCTCCGGCCGCGTGAGCGCGCCAGCCAGGCCACGCGCCGCATGAGGGCGTCCATGTCCATCTCGTCGAAGTGCGCGTGCTCGATGGCGAGCAGCGGGCCGCCGGTGCCGGCCGGGGCCGGCGTGATGGCCTCGCCGGCGTGGGCGTAGATCAGGCCGCTCTGGGTGATGAGCCCGCCCTGGGCCATGTGCGGGATGGTGTCGATGTGCGGCAGGCCGATGTCGACGCTCGGGGTGTGGAACCCGAGGATGTCGATCGACGGCGTCTTGAAATGCAGAGCGTCCCAGGCATTGATGACGACATTGAGGACACTGATGAAGGCATTGGCGATGAAGTCCCACATGCCCTTGCCGGCCTGCGCCAGCTTGCCGGGTATGCCGGTGAAGAACCCCACGAAGTCGTCCCAGTATTTGGTGATGAAGTAGATAGCGAGGCCGATGGGCCCGGTCAGGATGGCGAGCAGGAGCGGCCAGTTGTCCTTGACCCAGTTGAAGACGCCCTGGATGATGCCCAAGATGTCATCCCACGCCTTCTTCAAGAACTTCCAGACGTCGTCGACCACGTCGCGGACCGCTTTGAAGTGCGTGGCGAGCAGGATGAGGATGGCGATGATGGCGATGATGGCGAGGACGACGATCAGGATCGGGTTGGCGTCCATGGCGGCGTTAAACAGCCACTGAATGGCCGTCGCCGCCTTGGTGACGCCGCTCTGTATGACCTGAGAGTCCTTGAGCGCGTTGGTCGCCGCCGCGGTGCCCTCGGCCACCCCCTTGGCGCCTTTCATGGCCGAGCCGAAGCCGGCCAGGGCGAGGCCGGCGGTGCCGATGGCCGGGCCATACTTCTGGCCGAACAGAGAAACGTGATCCTGCACGACCGCCTTCATGTCCTTTAAGTGGCCGTTGAACGTGTTGGCCTGCGCGCTCGCCTGGCCGGCCAGCCGCGTCCCGAGGTCGCCGACGGCCTTGTGGTAGTCCTTGGTGCCGCTCGTGTTCTTTTCGACGGTGACGCCGAACTCCTTGAAGATCCGGGCGCTGCCGTTGTAGGCCTTGCCTACCTGCTCGGACGCCGTGGTCAAGTCCTCGTGTTTGGCCGCGGCGAGGTCGGTGGTGGTGTTGAGCAGCTTCAGCGCCTCGTTGGGGTCGTGGGTGGCCGAGGTGAGCACGCGCAGCGCGTTCTGCGTGTCGTCGGCCGTGTGGCCGAAGTTCTCCTGGTGCTTGACGGCCGCCTCGACCTGGGTGGCGTACTGGTCGTAGGAGTGCCCGGTGGCTTGCACCGAGGCTTGGAGCTGTTGGTGTGCCGCCTGGTCCTTGGAACCGAGCGAGCTCAACGCGAAGCCGACACCCGCCGCGGCGCCGCCGATGCCGATCATCTTGTCGCTCGTCTTCTTGGCGTGGCCTTCCATGGCCTGGAGCGACTGGTCGGCGGTCGACAGGGCGGCGCCGAACGGGCCGAGCACGCCGGTCGAGTTCAGCTGGTTGAGCATGCCCGAGAAGGCGCTGTGCATGCTCTGGGCCGCGCTCTGGCCCTTGCCCTGGATCTCGGTGAAGGACTTGCCGAGCCCGGCGACGTCGCCGATTATCCGGACGAAGATGGATGGGCCGGCCATCTAGCTCTTCCTGTTCGCCCGGGCGATCTCCTCGGCCTCGGCCTGCATGAGGCGCACCATGGCGGCGAAGTCCTCGTCGCCCAGTTCGTCGACCTGCCCCGGTGTCATGCGCCAGTAACGGCAGAATCGAGCCCGAGCGTCGGCGAGCTGCCGTTCATAGGGTTTGCGTCCTCGACCTCGACCTCGACGTCATAAGCGTGCATCCACAGCGACGTCGGGTCACGCTCGGGGAAGTCACGCAACAGGGCGCGGAAGGCCACGATGCGGAAGGGCGCGGCCGTGGCCAGCGCGGCGAAGTCGATGCCCTCGATGCGCGTCACGAGGTCGAGCACGCGCTGGGAGGGCAGGCGCGAGGTGAAGGCCTGGGTCACCCGCACCAGCGTCGGCAGCGGCTCGGCCGCGGCCATGTCGGCGAGCTCGGTCATCGGCTCGTCGTCGTAGGGCTGGTCAATCATGGACGCTCCCCGGGGTCGTGGACTCGTTCGTCCAGGAGAAGGTGTCGAAGGCCCGCTGGGACGCCGCGGCGTAGATGGCGGCGGCGGTCGACGCCCACTGCCCCGCGGCGGGGAACAGGTAGCGCCCGCCCGAGACGTAGTCGCGCCCGGGCGGGTAGCCGCCGAACTCGACGGGGCCGGCGTAAGGGATCGTCCCGCGTCCCATCGTCACCTTGGCGCCCGAACGCGTCGCCCCGACACGCACGTCACCGCGCAGGTGGCCCGTCACGTCGGGCAACGACGATCGGGTCGCCGCGGCGACCGGCTCGGCCGCCGAGCGGCCGGCTTGACTGAGCGCCTTGTTCAGCGGCCCGGCGTCGGCACAGAGCCGATTGGCGTCGCGCACGAGAGCGCGCAGGCCGATGACGTCGATAGTGGGGGTCGTGGGCACTAATGCCGCCCGACGCCGAGCCAGGTCAACAGTGAGACGGCGGCCAGCACACCCACCTCGATCAGCAGGACGACCGTCTGGGTGGTGGTCACTAGGCCTTGCCGACGACCCAGGCCGAGCCGGACCAGTGCGCGCCGATGAGGTCGGCCGTGATCACGTACTGGCCCGTCGCCCACGCCGTGGCCGGGCTGGCCGTGATGCCGGTGAGCGCGGCCAGGTTGGCCGGCACGGTCGCCCCGGCCGGGGTGTAGAAGCCAGGGAACCCCGCCGAGGCGCCGGTCGCGGTGATGGCGCCGCTGTTGACGGTCGGCGGTGCCGTCAGGTCCCAGGTGATGGCCACCTCTGAGAGCACGCCGGCGTCTCCGAGCAGCAGGTCGAAGGGCTGCGGCACGACCTGGCCGGTGATTATGGGGTTGGTGGCGCTGGCCACCTGGCTGGCGTGCGGGCGCGCCTTGAACGTCGAGAGCGTGCCGCCGCTCAGGTACTGCTGATAGGCCTGGTTGAGCGTCTGGTAGGTGGCGCCGGCGTCGAAGGACTGGTGAAACGTGACCGTCTGGTGCCAGATCGTCGTGCCGACCGCGTTGAACTCGCTGCAGAAGCTGATCACGCTCTGGAGCTTGTTCTCCGCCTTGATCTCGAGGTGCTTGACCAGACAGCGCAGGTTCACGCCGTTCAGCTCGTAATAGGCGTCGTTGAGGATGAGCGGGGTCGCTACGGGCGGTACCGGGTCGCCCGTCGCCGTCAGGCTGGCGTCGAGCAGGGCCACGCCGCCGTTCTTCTCGCCTGTTTTTTCTGGACTCATGGCGCTCCTTTCACATTCGGATATCGAGGACGAGGTCGGCGGCGAGCGCCGAGATGTTGTTCGCCGCGATGGCGATCCGGCGCCAGTTGCTCTGCGTGGTGACTTGGAGCGACTGCACCGTGGCCGAGAGGCCCGGGTCGACCGAGAGCGCGTCGCGGGCCTGCGCGAGCAGGTCGTCGAGCGTGTCGGGGTCGTTCGGGCCACTGAAGGCGATGAGGATGAACTCGACGAAGTCGATCCCGAAGCTGGAAGTGTCGTAGGTCACCGTGCGCGGGTAGGCGCACACGTAGGCGGGCGGGTTCAGCGTCTCGGGCGGCGTGGCGAAGCACGACACCGCCGTCTTGGCCGCCAGCACCTCGGCGACGGCCGCGGCCACCGGGGCGCGCTGCCAGCTCAAGAGAAAACCAGCGGGGCGTAGAGCGCATAGAGCCTTTCGATGTCGGGGTCGGCGCGTCCGACGCGGACCACACCCATGTCGCCCCACGCGATCGTTCCATCGAGAGAATCGCGTCGGCGATAGATGCGGCCCGCGTCCATGACGCAGGCCTGGAACACGGCGTTGGGCAGGGTCGTCGTGTCTGACGGCCACGACGGCACGTAGGTCACGGTGCCGTCAGACAGCGTTACGGCACGCGTGGTGCGTTCGATGCCGTAGGCGACGGCAGCCAGCCGGCACTGGTCGATGATGGCGTCCTCGGCCGGGTCGGGCGCGAGGCGCAACCACGACCGGACGTCGGCCAACACCGGCCACGTGCCGCTGGAGGCGGGCATGGCTACCTACGCCGCGCCCGGGGCGTGCCCGGTCCCGAGCCCGGCTCGCGCTGCTCGTCGGCCTCTTCGGCCTCGGCTGCGGCGTCCTCGGCCTCGGCCGCCGTCGGGAGCGTGCCCACGACGGTGATCGGGATGAAGCTCGTCGTGTCGAGCGTCCCGAAGGCGACGTAGCCGCCGTAGGCGACCTGCACGCCGAGGATCGACGGCTCGATCACGCTGAGCAGCCCGATGATCTCCTCGTAGACCTCATAGAGCGTCGAGGGCCCGACGATGAGCGTGCCTGAGGCGAAGGTCGGCACCACGATGCGCGGCAGGCCGAACAGGTCGCCGGCGAACATGCCGAGCTGGCTCGTGCCCGGTGCGCCCATCTCGCGGGTCGTGTCGACGGGCAGCACCACACGCGTGGTGTCGACCAGGGCCCCGAGGGCGGCCCAGACGTCGAGGCTGCACCAGATGCGGTCGGGCATGCGCCGGGCCTGCTGGTAGGAGTGCATGGCCGCGGTGTAGAGGCCGGTGGCCCACTGGGCGAGCGTCACGGCCGTCGACGCCGTGCCCACCGAGATCGCCGTGCCGGTGGCCGCCGTCTTGAAGTTGGTCGCCACCGCCGTCTCGGTCTGCACCGAATAGACCTCGGCCAGGTCGCGCACGACGATGTCCCACGCCGCCGGGGAGGTCCAGTCGATGTCCTGGCGAGAGATGTCGACGTAGCCGCCGTAGGTGGCCTTGGTGAAGGTCACCGGGTTGATCACCATGGCCGTGCTGGACAACGCCGTCTTCTGCGTCGCCTGCACACCGACGCTGGTGTGGGTGGTGACCTTGGGGCGGGTGAAGGAGGCGCCGGCGATGCCGCCAAGGCCTCGAGCACCGCCCAGGCTGGTGATCAGCGGGCGGTACGAGTCGATCAGGCTGACCACCTGGCCGATGATCGGCGTCGGCAACAGGCCGGGCGTCTGGGTCGTGGTCATGTCGGCGCGCTGGGAATAGAAGCTTCCGAGACGTGACGCCGCCTGCTCGTCGCGCTGGGACCGGTCCATGATCGAGTTGCCCCGGATGTAGTCCACGATGAACTCGCCGGGCGTCGACCACGGCGAGGGGCGTGTCGCTACGGCAGCCGAGCGCACGGCGGCGGTCTCGGGCCGGGGCAGGGCGGAGAGCGTGTCGGAGTGCTGGGCGCGCAGCGCCTCGAAGCCGGCGAGCGGCTCGATCTGGGCGTCGATCTCGTTGATGCGCTGGCGCGCCGCCTCGAGCAGGTTGCGCTCGGCGTCGACCAGGTCGCGCTCCTCGCCTACCTGGCCGAGGATGGCGTCAATGGTCGAGATCTGCTCGTCGCGCTGTTCGCGCAGACGGTCAAGGACAACGTTGGGCATGGCACTAGAACCTTTCCGGTCGTCGGATTGGGGCCAACTCGATGCAGGCGCCTCGTTGTCCCCACGATGGCCCGGCGATGGGCGCTTGGGCCCGGTCGTCAGGCCGGTCGCCGGAACGGACCGGCCGCGGTCTAGTCGCTGACGGCGGACTCTAGTGCGGCGCGCCAGGCCCGCCAAGCATCTATCTGGCGCTCGGGCCGCGCCACCTTGGCCTCGCGGATCTCCAGCGCGTCCATGAGCGTGCGGACCTCGGAGACGCCGGCGTCCTCGAAGACGGGCGTGGGCGTCATGGACACCTCGACGAGGCGCGACTCGAGGTGCGTCACCTTGTCCTTGTGGTCGGGGCCCAGCGCGGGGTCCCACTCGTCCCAGGTGACATGGTCCCAGTCGGACCTCTTGGGCTGGAAGCCCACCGAGAGCCCGACCAGCAGGCCGTCGGCCGCCGCGCCCGCCGCGCTCTGGGCCTCGGGCGAATCGGCCAGGCGCCACACGCCGCGCAACCCGTCGTCGTGCGTCCAGCGCTCGGCCACGCCGACGGGGATGCGCTGGCGGTCGTGAAAGAGCATGAGCGGCAGCTTGGTGCCCGAGCCGCCGTTGGTCGACAGCTTGAAGCTGTTCAGCGCGTGGCGCTCCATGAACATGCCGCAGTCGCCCCAGGTGTCATAGGGCACGGCGCGCCCTTCGAGGTAGCGGTAGGGCTTGCGCCCCGTCGTCTCGCTCTCGACGAGCTCGAGGCGGGTGGCGTAGGTGCGGGCCTCGGGTGCGATGGTCATGGTTGGACTCCTCCCGTTTCGCCCTGGTCGGGCGCGAGCGGTGCGTTGGGGTCGTCGGGCGATGCGGTCGAGGTGCCGCCGAGGTCGGCCGTGACACCGACGGCGCCGAAGGTCTGCGGCGGCAGTCCCACCATGACGCGGGCCTCGGGCAGCGACATGATGCCGGCACCGATTCCGGCGACGGCCGCCGTCATCGACGTCGACAGATCCTCACGCAGCAGCTGGCTGCGCTGAAAGCGGATCGTCGTGCCCCGCGGCAGCCAGGCGTTGCTCCACACGTCCTCGAAGTCGGCCAGTACCGGCTCGAGGCTCGTGCGCAGCAGTTGCTGATACTGCGGCCCGGCGGTGCGGTACGTCATGCCGGCCACTGGTGCCCCCAAGAAATACCCGTCCAAGTTGAACGCGTTGGCCACGTCGATGAGCGAGAGGCGGCGCGCCTCGGACAGCTGCGTGTCGGTGGGCGACCATGCCAGCGGCTGGATCACCGTGCCGTTGGGCAGGATCACCGGCTCGCGCACGGGGCCACTGAACTTGTCCATCCACGCCGTCTTCGCCTCGTCGGCCACATCCTGGGTCAGCGTCGCCTGCGGCGTGATGATGGCGGCCGAGGGCACCGCGCCGTTGGCCAGCGCCCCGCGCTCGTATTCCTCCTCCATGGCGATGCGGTCGAGGGTGTTGAGGTACTCCTCGACGACGCCGACGCCGCGCACGGGGTAGAAGCGGTCCGCGCCGCGTTTGACGTGGATGACGTCCTCGGTCACGAGCGGCTGGCCGAGGTAGTTGTACGACGCGGCGGGGCCCGTCGGGTCGACCCAGTTCCACATGATGTTCACCCACTGCACCGGCAGCCAGGTGACGCTGAGCGGCCAGCCGTCCGCCCCCCGGGCGGTCACGTAGCTGATGGCGTTTCCGCTGAGGAGATAGTCCTCGACGTTCACCTGGACGAACCAGCTGCCGGCGTTGTCCATGTCGGGGCGGCTGAGCAGACGCGGCTGATTGTCGAGGCGTTGGTAGCCGCGGTAGGCCTCCATCGGCATCTGCTTGCACATGCCGCTGTAGAGCTGCAGCGCCCGCCCTACGGCCGGCACCTGGCGGGCCGTCGAGGCGTCGACCACGTAGGGCCCGACGCCGGCCAGCAGGTTGACACCGGGCGGCATGGCGCTGCGCGCCCGCTGACTGGTGATCATCGGCCCGCTGGGAGTGGCGGTCAGCGTCATGGACGCGTCAACATTCCCGCGTCAGGGCAGGTAAAAGCAACCGTTTACCTCTAGCGAAGGCTTAGAGTCGCGCCCATGTACCACTTTCGCATCGTCCGCGTGCAGCTCGAGGACGAAACCGAGGACGCCGCTCTGCCACCCGACTGGGAGCCCTTCCACGCCGAGGCCTCCACCGTGTCGGGTGGCGGCTGGGTCGTGTACCTGCGCCAGGACGACGAGCAGACCATCGGCGTCAAACCGACTCAGTAGATCCGGAACGACCCGAGCGCCGCCGGGGCGTGGTCGTAGGCCCACAGGGCCAGCGTGGCCGCGGTCAGCGTCGCGATGGACGTCGAGCTCTGGCGCCGGCCCCAGGCCCAGGCGTCGGCGACGTTGCGCCGGGCGGCCGCGGCGGCGGCAGCGTCGAGGGCGCTATGGGGCCGGATGGCGATGGTACGAGGCACCCCTGTAATCGCTTCTAAGAGCGCCTGGCACGCCGCCGCGTAATCCCTGCCGTCGAGTCCGTCGAGCGCCACACCGTGGCGCACCAACACGTCAGCGACGTCTATGGCCGGCCCGGCCTTGTCGTAGGCGAAGGCCAGCGGCGCCCAGCGCTCCACGAGCTCGTCGACGCGACCTGGCATCCAACCGACGCCGGGGCGGCAGTCGGCGATCTCGAGGTGCGCGACACCCGCCTCGTCGCGCCACGCCGCCGCGATGGCGGCCTCGGAGCGGTCGAGCGCCACGTCGAAGCCGAGGGCGACGTGCCCGCGCTCGGGCATGGGCGCTTCGGGGTCGGCCGCGTCGCGCCAGGCCCCCGCCGGGATCACCCGTTCCACCATCGACACCCAGCGGTTGCCGTAGGCGCGGGCGAAGTCCTCGGCGCCGAGCATGGCCATGGCCGCGTGCATCGAGCTCTCGCCGATGGTGCGCCCGTAGGCGGGGTGGTAGAGCGGCCAGGACGCCGGGTCGGCCGGGTCGAGCTCGTCGGGACAGCTCCACTCGAAGAAGGCGACGCCCTGGTCCTTGCCGGCCAGCGCCGCGGCCCGGCCGGCCTCGACGGTGCCGAGCCACCACAGCGCCGCCGCGTCGCCGGCGGTGGACAGTTTCCACACCTGGGCGTTGGGGCGCGTCGCCTGCGTAGGAACTATCGCCTGGTCGAGGGCCATGCCCCGCTGCTGGTCGAAGGCCCAGCACTCGTCGATGACCACGATGTCGGAGACCTTGCCGTGCAGGCCGGTCGGATTCGGCGGGAAGGGCCGGATCATGCCGCCGCTCATGTTCCAGCGGATGTCCTCGGATCCCGCCATACGGCGCAGCCGGGCCGCGTCGGCGAAGGGGGCGAGCAGCGGCCAATGCTCGTTGGTCAGCCAGTCCACGGCGTCCTTCTGGGTCTGCATCGTGTACCAGGCCCGACAGCGCGGCACGAGCAGCGCCCGGTGGTCGAGCACGGCGCCGAACAGCGTCGTCTTGCCGGATTGTCGCGGGACCGTCACGACGACGAGCTGGTAGCAGAACCGGCCGTCGGCGTCGACCTCGAGCGCCACGTCGGCCACGTGGCGCTGCCAGGGCATGAACGGCTTGCCGCAGACCTCAGCCAGCCGTGCCGCGGCGGGCCCGAAGGTGGCGCGGCTAGTCGTTCGCCGGCTTGCTATCGCCGGGGGTGGCCCGTAGGACGTCGGCCATGAGCGAATCCCAAGCGTCGACAGTCTTGGCTCCTCCTGCACTGAGTCCGGCGGCCTGCCTCAGCGACAAGTAGACCGCGTTGGCGCGGGTGACGGCGTCGACCTCGGCGGCGTATTCGGCCCGATCGAGCGCCCGCGCTTGGGCTCGGAGGGCGGCGCGCTCGGTCGTGCCGATGTCGGCCCGATTGACGAGCTCCTGGTTCAATCCGGTCTCGACCCGACCGCGCTGGCTCACAATCGGACGCTATCGCCCCTGGTCAGCCCGGAAAAAAAATGAACAGGCGTTGGACGTGGCGAGGGCACCCCCATGAGAAAAACGGCCCCCCCCACCCGGGGGGTGGTGGCGTCACTCCCCCCGGGGGGAGTACCGAGACGAGGTCGATGCCGTTGTAAATCTCCCACGCTGGCCGGGGGCGGGTGGGTCACAGTCGCACGTCGGTGTCTGAACCAGGCGCCCGCCTGACCCGGCGCACACCACCGTGCCGGCCCCAGTTGCACGGGCCGCACGAAGCACGCAGGTTGGCCATGTCGTAGATCGATCCACCTTCTGCCCGTGGGATGACGTGGTCGACCTCGGTGGCGTACGTCCTGCATTTGGGGCCACGGATCTGGCACAACCCGCCGTCACGTCGGAGCACCATGAGACGCAGTCGCTTGTAACCCTGCGTCCATAGGGCGCGGTCAGCGTCGGCCACGGGGCGTGTGGCTGCGGGTCTTGATGCCCGGGTAGAGCCGGTTGACCTTGCGCTCGATGGTGCGGTAGCTGCCGCCGGTGTTCTTCTGTGCCGCTCGTGACAGCGCGCTCCGAGCTCGGGCCGGCGTGTCGAGCGGATAGGCGTTGCGACCTTTGCCGCCCACACGTGAACCTTTGCCGTAGCCGACCCGCGACGCTGGCAATCCGGCGCGCCTACTGGCTGAGATGGCCATCGCCACCAGTATGCGCCCGTCCTCGGTGCTCATGTGCCCCGGCCTCAGCGTTCAGTGATTCTCTTACCCGGGTGGCACCACGCCCGAAGCTGGACGAGCGCGGCTATCCGGTCGACCACCGCAACGACTGCTGGTGCGCGCCCTACGACAACCCGTGTGCCAAGTGCCGCGGCTTCGAAGCAGGTTGGGATGCGGCACTCGACTACTACGGCATCACGATCTGGAAGCGGCTCTAGTCGTAGAGACCAGGCGCACGTAACCGCCCGGCTTCACGAGCTCGGGGCAGTAGATCGGCGACTCGGGATCGGCCCAGTCGAGCGGACGTACGTGACGGCGGCGCCACCAAGCGAGCAGACGCACGATCACGGCTTCTCCTGTATTCGTACTGCGAGAGCCACGGCTTCGTCAGTTTCAGGGCGCAAAAGGCCGACTCGGTCGGGCGGCAGCCAGAAGTAGGCGTCAAGAAGCGCCGCCCGCAGCCGCTCGTTCTCGTCCTGGAACTTGAGCAACCGAAGCTGCTGCTCTCGGCTCTGCTCGTGCAGCCGCTTGTTCTCGGCTCGTAGGGCGTTGATGGTGGTTGTCTGCATGGCGATGAGTTCGTCGGCCTCATCCATCACGGCTTCTCCTGTATTCGTGCGTAGTCATCCAGAGCGGCGTCCAGCTCGGCCATGCTGTCGATGGACTCGTAGATGGAGTTGACCCTGTAGGCACGCACGATCCGCAGGAGCTTCTTGTTCTCGGCCCGCAGCCGCTCGTTCTCGGCCCGCAAACGCTCAATCTCGTCACGAAATGTACGGTCTTCGTAGGCCCGTGTCCGATGGGAAGCGGAACAGTAACGAGGTACTGGGCCGTGGGTGGACGGTCGCATGAACGGCCGATCGCACCAAGCGCATCGCAGTTTCTCGGACAGCGGCTCACTCATCTGATTGTTTCCCTAATAGCACCCGGCTCACAATCGTCAAGGCTTGTTTCTCTGTAAACCCTGCCGCCACGAGTGATTCGTACATCTCCTTCGTGGCGATTGCCGCCTGCACCAACGGAGACGGAAGCGGATCCGTGTCGGCTGCCTCGTTCATTACGGCTTCTCCTGTATTGGTGCCAGAGCGTCAAGGGCTTCGTCTAGTTCCTGCATCGAGTCGATTGATTCGTGGATTGAGTTCACTCGATAGGCGCGCACCGCTCGCCACAGCCGTTCGTTCTCGGCTCGCAGCTCGGTGATGGTGGCGTCCTTCACCCCGGCGGCATCCATCCAACCCTGGATCGTCGTCCACGGCGTTTCTCGGTCGTCCGTCACGGCTTCTCCTGTATTGGCGGCGCGGCGCTCATTCGAGCTCGTCCGCGGCCGGCTCGTAGCCGCAGACCGGGCAGTAGGGCCAGCTCGAGCCGTCGTCGTCGACGAGCTCGGCGCCGCACTCGGGGCAGTAGTTCACGACGTTTTTCCGTGAAACTTGGCGTGGTGTTCGGCGCACAGAACGACGACGTCGCTCGGTCGTTCCGCGCCCAAACGTTCGTAGGTGTTGTGATGAACGTGGAGCTCGACCTTGCCGCGGCCGCAGAGCTGGCAGCGATGGTCGGCGTAGGCGAGCGCCCGGTGGCGGACGTCCTGCCAGTGCGAGGTCAGCAGATACTCCTGGTAGGGCAGGTCTTTCGGGTCAGACGCCGCGGTGCCGCGGGCCTCGAGTTCGTCCAGAAACAGCTCGATCAGGTCCGAGATGTGGGCGAACGTCGCGCCGTCCCTGGTCACGGCGTTGTCCACAGCCCCAACTGAAAGTAATTAACCGATGTAAGTAATTGTCTTTGGGAAGGGGTACAGGGCATCGCTCCGCATATGCGGAGCGCATTACGGCGCATCATGCGGAGCTCCATGCCATCGCACCTGCGCCGCATTACGTGCGGAGGCTGAGCGGGCGCCGTTGTGGCGGTTCCACTGGCCGTAGTCGTGGACCTGGACGGCGCCGTCGCTCAAGCGCACCCAGAGCTTGACGTCGAACAGCGCCTTGGCCGCCGCGGGCTTGTAGAGCGGGGTGAGCGTGCGCACCTTGGAGGGCGGGATCAGACCGGGGCTGTCGGTGCGCCGGCAGTAGGTGAGCCCGCAGACGTAGAGCCACGGCGCCAGGGGATGCAGCTCGCCCGCGCCCAGGACTTTGGGGTGCTCGTCGAAGTGGTCGTCGAGGTAGACCCAGGGCATCACTGCGCCTCGCTGTCGATCTGGGCCAGCTTGGCCAGGCGCGAGCCCTGGGCCCGCACCAGCACGCCCAGGTCGTGGTCGCTCAGCCCGCCGACTTCTGCGGGCCAGACGAGCACGTCACGGTCGACGCCGAGCCGGGCGAGCGCCCGGCTGATCCGGCGCAGGTCGCGCAACAGGCTGGCGCGGTAGGTCTCGTCGGTCACGCTGACCGCCGTTTGAGCGCCTTCCGCCTGGCGGCGTATTCCCGGTGCGCCGCCGTGCACAACTCGCAACGACAGCCCTTCCCGTAAGTCGACTCGTAGCCGTGGGTGTTTCCGCTCGTGCCTTGGTTACCGCCTCGCTGTTTCGGTGGAGGCGGCACGACACGGCGCCCTGTCCCCTTGCAGAACGGGCACGGCTCAGAAGCAACGGCGCTCACGGCTCACCACGAGGCGCAAACACCCCCCTGGTCTGGTACAAAACCCGGACTGCCACCGGCGGCCTCAATGCGTGCCCCCACCGCGCTCTGGGCCACCGGTGACAGATCGTTGCCGCCCCCATAGGCGAACCAGTTCTGCGCGTTGATGCCGAGACTGTCTGGATAGGCAGATCCCCGAGGCGGATTCCATCCACCGTTTTCGCACGTAGCCACGGCGTCCCAGCGGTGGTCATAGCCCGTCGCGGGCGGTGCCGGCGGGGTGGTTGTCGGTGGAGTGGTTGTCGGTGGAGTGGTTGTCGGCACCGAGACTGGCGGCGATGGCGGAGAGGGCGTCGGCGAAGTCGTCGAAGTCGTCGAGGAGACCGGCGAGGACGCGCTCGAGACCGGCGAGCTGGTGAGCAGCCTGGGCCAACTGCGCAGCACTGGCGTCGTCGACGATGGTGAGGCGCTTGGGTTGTTCGAGCACAGCAGGGAAACTCCGATCAAGGCGGCGGTGATCGCACAGAGGACGATGGTGTGACGGGGGCGCATGGCGCTCCTCTCGTCGAGGGCGCGGGCGCCCTGGCGTTCGGGTTGTCATGTGGACCCCGCCGGAATCATGCGAACGTCAGTACCGCCGGCGTGCAAGCTCGGGCGGTCCTTGGCGTCTATGGCCGTGACGCGTGAGGCGGGTTGCGTTGTCCGTAAGGGCTCAATCGATAGGCGACCCCACGGGCGGCTCGTAATCGGGATAGTCGGCCTCGGCCTCGATGCGCGCCGTCTCGGCCGTCATGGCCATGAGGTCGGCGGTCGTCGTCGGCGGCCAGTCGAGCTTTCTGGACTTGCGCCACGAGCGGAAGGCGTCGCGGTCCG